CTGGCAGGAATAAAGACAAAATAATTCTAAATAAAATTTATAGAAAAAGGAGGTGAATTTATAATGTCTATTTTACAAAAATTAACAGAAGGCGTACAGTCTCGCGATATGCAGGCAGAAGGTGCGGCACTTCTTAACAAGTGGGAAGCTACTGGCTTGCTCGAAGGTCTCGGTAACGAAACCCAAAAGCAGGGCATGGCCGTACTTCTCGAAAACCAAGCAAAGGAGCTTCTTCGTGAGGCTTCATCAATGGCAGCTGGCGACGTCGAAGGCTTCGCAGCAGTTGCTTTCCCAATCGTTCGTCGTGTATTCGGTGGATTGATTGCTAACGACCTTATTTCAGTTCAGCCAATGAGCTTGCCATCTGGTCTCATTTTCTTCCTTGATTTCACTCACAGTGATAACCGCGGCGCTGCTGTCGACGGTCACTCAGTGTATGGTGGTAACAAGATTGGTTCTCAAATCACCGGTGGTGTTGATCTTGCAGGTACAACTGCTAATGGTCTCACCGCAGAAGGCTTCTATGACGTTGGTCATGGCATGGCTTCAACTTTTGCCGATACAAATCTTTCCGCAGGACAAATCACCACCGCGCCAGCACACGGTATCACGATTGATCTTGATGCTGGCCTCACGGACGCTCAGAAAAAGATTCTTCGTTATGACCCAGACATTTTGGCACTTGCTGATGGTCTGGATGACGGATCAGAAACGCACCAGGCGATCACATTGGATCTAGTCCTTAGCGAAGTCGAGGCCAGAGGAGCACTTGACAGAGGTAAGCTCGGTGCAATCACTTTGGCACCACTCAGTGCACTGGACAAATTCGGCACTAGCGCTGCAATCGTTCGAAGATTGACTAGTCTTGTGGATTCAAACGGCGACGGATCACCAGATCTGCTTCGATTTGTTGTTGTTGGCGCAGAAACAGACGTTGCAGATGAAGCTGCAGCAGGTTCTACAGACCAGCAGGCTGCTTGCTTGCTCAGCTTCCCTATCAAGGATGCATTCGGCACAAAGACCGGTGTTCCTGGTGCGGTTAGTACAGCGGGTATTTGGGATCTTGAAGAGCCAAGCAGAATTGCAGAAGGTCAAACTCAAGGTGGATCCGGAGATACTGCTGAAACAAAGGCATCCGGCGCTAGTGGTACTCCACGCGCTATAGCTGAGATCGACATCAAGGTCGACTCAATCGCTGTTACAGCACAGACCAAGAAGTTGAAGGCCAAGTGGTCTCCAGAGCTTGGTCAGGACCTCAACGCATACCACAACTTGGACGCAGAGGTTGAGCTTACTGGTATTCTTTCTGAGCAGATTGCTTTGGAAATTGATCGTGAGCTTCTTAGCGAACTTATCGAAGGTGCAACAGCTGGCACTCGTTACTGGAGCCGCGCACCAGGTCTTTTCGTTGACAGCAATGGTAATGAAACAGGTGCTGCATCAGCTGCTCCTGACTTCACCGGTACAGTTAGCGAGTGGTACGAGACACTCATTGAGACAATCAATGACGTAAGCGCTCAGATCCACAGAAAGACACTTCGCGGTGGTGCAAACTTTGTTGTTTGTTCACCAGAGGTTGCTAACATCCTTGAGTTCACCAGCGGTTTCCGCGCAAGCGTTACTGCTGACCAGGACAGAGGCACAATCGGTGCAGTTCGCGCTGGTAGCTTGAGTAAGAAGTTTGACGTTTACGTCGATCCTTACTTTGTACGTAACGTACTTCTTGTTGGTCGTAAGGGCGGCTCGTTCCTTGAGAGCGGATACGTCTATGCACCTTACGTACCGTTGCAGGTAACACCTACCATTTTCGGTACGGAAGACTTCGTACCACGTAAGGGTGTCATGACCCGTTACGCTAAGAAGATGGTACGACCTGATATGTACGGTCTTGTAGTTGTTCGTGGTCTCCTCGGTGAGAGTGGCGGAAACTAGTAGCCAATAATCTAGAAATAGGTTAAAGTTAAGCCCAGTCTTCGGACTGGGCTTTTCTTTTTCTATTGATAAAATGGAATACTATTTATAATGTATAACCTTTAGAGGAGGACCCTAAACATGGGCAAGAAAAGAAGAGCAATTCACAGATCAAGAAAGTTTGTATCCAAGTACTATAAGTGGTTAGATACAGTTGATTCCACAGGCGTTATTGAAACAGGCGCATCAAAAACAGACAATATATTAGAAGGAACGAAACCTTTTATTAAATCAGTAACAGTGACCGACAAAGGAAACCAGCTTATTGAGGTTGCTGCACAACTGGAAGGCAACGTTGACACAACTGCAGACAAGGTTACATTCACTGTCGATGGCATAGAGGTATATGCCGAGGGTAGTAGTAATGAAGTTAGTTTTGCAGACCAAGAAAAGAGCATTGCTGCAGGTCGCACCGCAGCGGGCAAATCAGCAGATAAGACACCTGCAGATGCAGGCGCAGGTAAGAATCGTTTCACAGCTGCTAGTGGAGGTACTAAGCTTACAGATTCCGCAGGCATAGCTTTGGTATTGAAGCCAGGAACACACACATTACTTGCAGAATATCACGACGGAGGCGGATCTGGCGTGGGCAAAGTTAGAGCCAAAGATTCAAAGAAGGTTGACTTTGTGGTAAAAGAGCATGAAATTACCCTATCAGGTAGCCCTTTCACACAAGCAACAAATAATGTTAACTTAAACAGAGCACTATTCGCTGCCGGCCAAACTGCAGACATTTCAGGTTTTGTAAACCGAGGTAATCTCAATAATGCGGTTATGGATGGCGGCTCCGCCACAAATGGCTGGACAATAACAGCAACCAGAGTTATTGATGGGGTTACGACTCCGGTAGTAATGCATGCTAATGCATCAATGCCATCAGATGAAGTAGCGGCAGCCCATGCAACGACGCTTCAGCTTTTAAGTGCAGATTTTGTAGCGGGAGACTATACAGAAGACGGCAATACCAAAATCACATTGTCCATCACGATGACACCAAGAGACTCCGGTGACCGTGATGCTGAGGGTGATGGTAAGGGTCGCGACCTGACTGGTTCTGCAAAGACGTTTACTTTGGTTATGACCAAGCCATAATATAAAAGAAAGGATAAACAATGGGTAAGAAAAAGAAAGCCCTCTTAAGATATAAGAGATTAGGGACATTGGGTAAGAAGCTGGAGAAGAAATTTTCCAGCTTCTTGCAGTCTCATCTCAATAACATCAACACAAAAGTCGAAGAAGTTCTAGACAAGGTCGAGGAAGTATTGGACACGACTCAGGAAGTAATTGATTCCGAGAAAGAAGAAGCCCCAACCTCAAAACCAAAAAGAAAAACTTCTCCAGCAACTAAAAAGAAAACCAGTTCCACAACTCGTAGACGTCGTACAACCAAAACTAAAAAAGAAGCCTAGGTTAAATGCTGTCCTAAACAACTAGTTATATTGATAAACTATAACTTGTGAGGGACCATGAATGTCTGCACCTACTTTGACACCAAAAAGCACACTATCGGCAGTTGTTTTGCCTGTGACAGGAAGCACAGGTAATGTCAATGCCGTAGTTCCATATAAAATATATTCAGATAATACTTCGCCACTATATTCAGCAGAATTTATATCTGGAGCAGTAGATCAAGTATCTTACGTATACAAGAAGCTTGGTGGTGATGTATTGGATATAGAGCTAACAGAGGGTAACGTATATGCGGCGTATGAGGAAGCTGTATTAGAATATTCTTATCTTATAAATGTACACCAGGCTTCCAATGTTTTATCATATGCATTAGGTGATACAACCGGCTCATTTGATTCGAAGGGTAATATTGAAGCAGGAGCACTGAGTTCTTCACTATCTGGTTCTCATGTTGCTTTGAAATATCCAAAATTTGAATATGGCTTGTCAAGGCAAATAGGTCAAGGTGCCGGTGCAGAGGTAAATTTGAATAGCACCGTTTCATATTCTGCATCCTTTGATGTGACACAATTAAGACAAGACTATGACTTACAAGAAATTATATCTGCAAAAACAAATTCTTCAGCTTCTGCAACTATAACAATTAGTGACCGAGATAATCTTGGCGACGGTGATACAATTGTTTTTCAAGCAACAGATGGTACAACAATTGCCGTGACAGCTTCTGCGACCACAACCACTGATACGGACACAAACAGTCCAACATTTAGTGTTACGGACACTTCAAATGATGCTGTTGCAACGAATCTGGCAACTGCTTTACACGCAAATGCTAATTTGTCAGCATCAGCTAGTGGGAGTGTCGTTACAATAACTCAGGTAGTTGCGGGCAGCAACGGTAATAAAACAATAACATTGACAGACGCCGGACAGTCGGGCATGTCAAAGACTGATTTTTCTGGTGGAAAGACAATACCGTATGTTGGGAAGCTTGACGGTAAAAGAATATTGATAAAGAAGGTATATTACAAGACTCCTCATGCTATGTGGAGGTTTTATGGTTACTATGGCGGCCTGAATGTTGTTGGAAATTTACATAATTATGGTCAGTTTTCAGACGATTCAACTTTTCAGTTGGTACCGGCCTGGCACAATAAGGCACAAGCAATGGCATTCGAAGACGCAATTTATACAAGAATGTCTCATTTCTCTTATGAGTTAAAGAATAATAAAATTAGGCTACATCCGATGCCTCACCGCGGCGGACCACAAACTTTTTGGATAGAGTTTTCAGTACCAGAAGATTCATGGAGTTCAGATAACGCAGGTGTTGACGGCGTTAATAATATGAACACACTACCAATGGGTAACTTGCCATTCAAGAACATCAATGCTATTGGTAAACAGTGGATAAGAAGGTTTGCTTTGTCCCTGTGCAAGGAGATACTTGGTCAAGTAAGGTCTAAGTTCGGGAATGTTCCAATACCCGGAGAGAGCGTAACACTAAACGGTTCAGCATTACTTTCAGAGGCAAAAGCTGAGCAGAATGCTTTGAGAGATGAACTTAAAGCAACATTGGCAGAAATGACATATGCCAAACTATCAGAGAAGGACGCCGGTATCTCTGAAAATACAGAAAAGGTATTAGACAAGGTACCGAATTATATCTTTGTGGGGTAAGTAAATGTCAGATGATAACAAGTGGTCACAACCAAACCAACCGCCTCCACCTTTATTCACGGGGCAAAAAGAAAAAGATTTCGTCAAACAAGTAAATGACGAGATCATCGAAAGAGTAGTAGGGCAAACCGTTGTCTACTATCCTATAAGTTTGGAGCACACCAACTTTCATGAGATATATGGAGAAGCAGTGGATAAGAATTTTTTAAACCCAGTAAGAGTTTATGCAATGGTTAAGTATGAATCGCAAAATACAACCACAACACCTTTAGGTGTCGACAGAATAGAAAAGATATCTGTTGCTTTCCACAAAAGAAGACTAACAGAAGATCAGGACCTTTTTGTTAGAGAAGGTGATTTTATTCAGTATGGGGAACACTTTTACGAGATACTTAGTTTAACGGAACCAAAGTGGCTATTCGGCCAAGTCGAATCAAAGTTTGAAATAGCAGCGTCCTGTGTAAGAGCGAGAGAGGGATTATTCAATGTATGAGGTAAACACAAATGGCATATGAATTAAGTGGCTCTATTGCACTCGGTACAATTGTAACACAGAATGTTACTGGTGCAAGCCATGGCAGCAATCGACGTTCAGGTGGTAGGTTTAGTCCAGACGGTACTAAGTTAGCTGTGCCTGTTTTTGTCGCACCAGGAAATGTTTCTAAAATTGAAATTTATCAATCCGGCTCTTCAGGCTGGGCAATGACAGAAGATTTTCATTCTACTGCTGAGACTGCCCAGGATAACCCCAGCATGCTGGAGTGGCTTAGTGACACTGAAATTGTTCTAGGCCTACGGACCACCAACCCTGGGCTGTATACTTTTGTATCCAGCAGCACGGATGGTTTTTTTCACCTCATAAATAATCCCAGCGTTCGAAGAACAACCATTTTTAGTGGTAGGCACCACTTTATATTCAATCCTTCAAAAACACTCGTGGCGGTCTATAAGCCACATCAAGGAAATACTG